GAACATCAGAACCTGATGCAAATGAACCGGTTTGAGCTTCTGTTAAGTTTAAAAGATTACTACCACTTGCTATCAAGAAACCAATAGATGAAGTTCCTACTGATGTAAATCTATCAAATGATGATGTTGAACCTAATGAGGCTGTTAAATTACCACCATAACTTAAATCGTCCATTATATTGGTAGAACCTGATATGTGTTGTGAACCCGATAACTTTAATGAACCGGTTATCGTTGCGTCTGTCGTTAGAACGCTTTGAATGGAATCATCACTCGAACTTGAGCGATGAAAATAAATTTTACCGTCTGATGTATTTATCCCTAATTCACCTAGTTCTAAAGATGAAGTTTGTGGTGTTTTACCTGCGACGGCACTTCGTTTTAATTTTATTACTTGAGCCATATGGTATTGTCTTTAAAAATATATTTTTTTAACTATATGTATAGTCAGTAATAAATATAAGAAAGTTAAAAAGTTGGGGATTTTATTTAGAAAGTTCCACCATCAATTTCATTAGAAACTATCCAATCAGTTCCATTGAATTGAACTAATTGTCCACTTGCGGAAGCAACCGGAACTAAATCTAATGTTTTGTCTTGATAATTAACATAAACCAAACTATGACTTACGGCTGATGTGTAATTTAGTGTGAAATCATTACCTACTTGTAATGATGAACCGGACACTTGTAATCCATTTTGTGCATCAATTCTACCGGTTGCATCTAATTGTCCATTTACTATAAGATTTTGGTCGTTCAAAGTAAGTAAATTTGTATCGGAATCAATACCAATATTTGCTCCGTCATTGATGACAACACTTCCATTTATCGTTAAAGTGTTGTTAGAAAGAGTTAAAACATCTAAGTCACTAGATACTCCGACTCTACTACCGGAAAACACCATATCACCGATATTTACCGACCCACTAAATGCGTGTGTATCGTCTTCAGAATCACCGAATATTTGAGAACCTGAAGCAAATATAATAGATGATGATACGAACTCAGTTTTAAATTCTCTTGCAGTTATTGAACCTGATGTTGTGATGTCGTTTTGAACAAACAAATCAGAAATTGTTGTTGTTCCCATAGAAGCTGTTTCATCAGAAATCATATAAGATGAACTTCTTGCTAATATTGGTTGTAAATCAGAACCACTAGCAAACGAACCAGTTTGGTTTGAGTCTACTAATTTAACTCCTAATTGTTCTACATGCCCAAACGAACCGGTTGAACTCAATCCACCACTTACTGAATTAAGAACATCAAGAGCTCCAACGATAGTTGCATCACCGGCTACTTGAAGTCTATTTCCTTGTGTGCTGGTTCCAATTCCTAAATTACCA